GCCCTGACCACCGGATACAGTCTTGCTGCCAGTGGGGTTGTGCGGGCTGCAGTTCTCCGTCTTGGACGGCTTGCCCTCAGAAACCTTGGTGTTGATCGACATGCTGGGCTTTTTCGGACCCACCCGGATGCTCTTGTCCATGGCGATCACGGCAGGTCGTGTGCTTGGATGTAGCGGACGACCAGCGTGCCAACGCCCGACCCGGTGTTGGCCGACAGGGCGAAGATGCGCTTGTCGGTGGTCCCGGTGTCATCCCAGTTGGCGGTGCGGGTGGCGTCTGTGCCCGGCAGGAGGCCGTTGATGCCGATGGTACCGACAGCACCAGCGGCCACCAGTTCAGTGGCGGTGGCCGACGTGCCAAGGCTGATGGTCGTAGCGCCGCCAGTCCAAGCAACCGTCGTGACAATCTGCATTTGCAGGACGTGGCTGTTGGCCGGGAGCACGATGTTGGTGCCCAGCGCGGTGGCGCTGCCAGCCTGCGTGATGGGGAAATGCTGCACCATGACGACGGAGCCGACGTTGCGAACGTCTTTGCCCACGGTCGTGCCAGAGGTGTTGAGGATGTCTCCGGCCCGGATCGGGCCTGTGAAGGTAGTCTTGCCCACGGTAGGCTCCTTTGCACAATCTGAACGCTCTGTCTGTGCAACGTCCGCTGGGCGCGGTCAGAACGTCCGGTTTGCCCAGACAAGGAAGGAGGGGGGCCGAAGCCCCCCAGCCGAGATCAGGTCGGGAACGAGCCGAAGATCGAGCGCCAGTTGTAATACCCGAACGAGTACCGCTCGTAGCCTTTCACCAGCAGGTTGTCCGTGACGAAATCCACCTGCATGTCGGTTTCAAACTTCACGCGCTCCATGTACGACAGGCCGTCGATGTTGGTCAGAAGGAACCAAGCGCCGACCGAGGTCAGGAAGTCGTTCACCATGTAGCCTTCCGGCAGGCCGCCAGCGGTCGACATGATCGCGTTGACGTCGTTGTCGGCGGTACCCGGGCGCAGTTCCGTCTTCGTCAGGCGGATAGCGACAGGTTCCAGCTGCGGGGGAACAACCAGCTTGCGGCCACGGGCGAAGACCTTCAGGCCAGCCTGATCGCGGAAGTTGGTCCGGATCGAGATCATGCCGCTCAGCAGCGTGCTCTCGTTCAGTTCCACGTCCGTGGTCGGGCGGTTGGCCACAGTGCCGCCGTCGATGGGGTGAGCCGTGGAGATCAGGGCCACACCGTCGCCGCCGATTGCACCGTTGTAGGTGGTCGCCGTGTTCAGGATGTTTGCGCCGTAGATTTCCTTGGTCTGCTGGAAGCTCTCGATCAGACCGAGGTTCGACGGTGCGAACTGGGTTTTGTAGAGGTTGTCGTCGATGGCTTTGCGGGTGATCGCGTAGCCAAGGCCGATTTCCGTGTGCTCTTGGTTGTAGATGAAGCGCTCACCAGCCCCGTTGTCGAACGAGGTTTGTGCGCCTTCAGTCTTCAACTGAGCGTACCCGAGGTAGCGCATCTCAGCAGTACGTTCGAGCGCCATCTTCGAATTGTGCTTCGTGAAGATTTTGTCGTACTGAGATGGGATCATCTCGTATTTGCCTTCAACTCCACGGAGGCCGGGGAGGAGAAGGTCTTTGATGGCACTAAGATTGACAGCCATTTTTCAGTTCTCCTTACACGCCAGCGAAGTTGCGCGGCATCGCGTTGTTGAAGCCGACAATGATCTCGTTGTAGCCAGCCGCATTGTCGAAACCGTTCAGCGTCCCAAACGGCGAAGACTGGCCGGGCAGGAAGTTGGCGATGGAGACGATGCGGAAGGGCAGGAACGAGTTTGCGGTGCCGCCAGCTTGTGAACTGGTTGCCTGATCAGCAAACATCGTCGAGAGACCCGTCGAGGTGCGGCCGTTGGTTTCGCCCGTGGAGACGTTGTCCTGCCAGCTGAACGAGATGTTCTGGCCAACCTGAGCCTGACCCATGGCCGTCGCAGTGGTGGCCGAGTTGGCCGACTGGACGATGAAACGGGCGTTCGGGTCGGAGACGACATAGGCTTCCACGTCGGTACCAGCGTCCGAGCCCGGCCAGTAGTTCGACCAGACGGTGCGCTTCTGGGCGACCGACAGGTACTTGCAGCCAGCGAACACACCAGCGACAGGGACGTAAACGGTGACCACCGGGGTCGTAGCCGAGGACGTTGCGCCAGCTGTGGAGCCGCTGTTTGCGATCACTGCCGTGGTGGCGGTGGCCGAGGTGATGGTGAACGCGCCGTTCGGGACGCCAGTGGCGTTCGAGACGACGACAACCGAGCCAACCGGGGGAGCCCAAGTCGCCGAGGCGAAGGTGGGCAGGTTGTTGGTCGAGGTCGTGAAGCCAGTGAAGGTGATCGTCATCGCGCCAGTGGCGACGGTGGCGATACCAGTGGCCGACACGGTCAGCACGACGGGGGCATAACCCTGCTGGATGTAGCCAGTGCCGAGGCCAGTTGCGTTGGCCGCCTGCACGACAGGGTCGTTGAAGAAGATCGGGGTCGTATTGCCCAAAGCAATCGAGGCAAGGGTCTGCTCATAGGTCGGAGCGGAACCTGCACCTGAGTACTGGGCGAAACCGAAAGGCGCAAACGTATTTGGCATTCGGATGTCTCCTTTTCAGGAGGTCCATCATCGCGCTCCGGGGCGAATGTAGAACCGGGGAGGATTGCCTCCCACGCCGGGGGGAGAGTACCGCCATTCTACACGGTTCGAGTATTTAGTAAAGGGTGTGGCGTCCTGCGTGGTTCCGACCCACATTCTCCTCTGGGTGATCAGCCCCATTGGAAGCACCATGCCATACAGGACTGCACTAGGGGACGCGGGATTTGAACCCGATGCATTGCCGTTACCGAGCGCTCTTCTCGAACACGCAAGTACAAACCAACTCGTACCAATCGCCCCCCGCAGTTGACCGTCTTTCCGGCCTGCCAGATCAGCGCGCAGCCGCGCTATGCCCTCTTTCGAGTGTGGGTTCCACACCACATTCTACCAAGTCTCGATCAACGAGCAGGAATTGAACCTGCACCCCTGTTGAGCGCGGCAAGTGGCGTCTGATCTGGCAATGCCCGCGATCCACTCACCCTGCCCCGTGCCTTTCAGCGCCGCGCTCTGGAGGTGCATCTGCTGGCCAGCTGGTCTTGACGCCACGGGGGTACGCCCACCGACGTTTCGACTGATGCACCGCCAGAAAGCGGTGTGCGGGTAGGGTGTATTGCGGCTCCCGCCTTCCGCTTGTTCCGACACCCTCGGCATGACCCCTATCCGACATCAGGATCAACATTTCTTCTATCGCCCGAAGGCAAGAGGTCGGTAGAAAGACACCGTAAACGCTCAATGCGTTCTGTGATCGACCTGTATAGAGAGCCCGGCCCTATTAGGAATGGTCTCTACACCATGCCGTTTGGTCTGCCGGACAGGCCGATCACAGAACGCACTGGTTGCGAAGGAGGGATTTGAAGCTAACCCTTTCCAAAGCGACCAAGCTGTATGTAAGTTTTCCTTCTGTGGCAATTTGCACACCTTACCTCGCACTTACCAATCTCTTCCTCTATGCGCTTAAGTCCGTACCCTGACGCCTCACTGATGTTAAAGGTTTTTTCATGCACATGGTCAAACTCCAAAACTATGGGGTCTGCTTCTCCACAGTCTACGCACGGATGTTCCCTCAGGTAGTCTAAAACATAATTTCTGACAATTTCCCTGTGATTTTTCTTGTGAACTGAAGAGCGCTCCATCATAGAAGTGCGGTTTTTATCATAATGACGCCTTGCGGCCTCTTTTTGCTTGTTTTTGTCTTTGTATGGCATTTTTGATAGTTACCACTTGGTTCATATGAAAGTCAATAAGGTATGAACCGAACGAGCTGCCACTGCTCCACCGCGCAACAAGCACTGACCACATCCACGTCGCTTCAAAACTTAGACACGGCCAGTGTTGGTATTCCTACACTGCAAACATGGAGCATGCAATAGCCAAACTGCCATTGAACGCCACACCCTTCTTCTTGGTGTGAAGCTTCACCAGATCGCACCTGTGGCAGGCCCTCTTGTCCGCGCCGACCTCGTGGGCCGGAACGCGGGAGAGGTGCTTGCATGAGGCGCATTTCATGCCCTTTGAAGGGTCAGCCCAAGTGACCTGACCCTTCACCGTCTTCGCCATCCGTTCCTGAAGTTCCATTATCCCTACCCTCGTTCAGGAAGATCGACACATGAGGCTCCAACTTTTCCCAAGCCTCTTGTACCGCAGGAGTGCCCTCGCGCCGGACGATCCGACGCATGCGCTCAATGTAGTTGTAGATGCGAACAGCCCTGATCATTCTTCAGGGATGGCCATCGCCTCGTAGCCCTTCTTGACCTTGACCAGATCGTTGCCCTTGTTGGAGCGCTCGAACTGGCCCTGAGGCGCAGCCGTCAGCTGTTCTTCCTTGGCGCGGACCTGCAGGCGGGCCTTGCGAAGCTCTGCAGCGCGGACCTCTTCCGTGATCTCCAAGGGGCGCTCCATCAGGACCATGCCCTTGCGGGTGATCTCGACGCCAGTGTACCCCATGGGCATCATTTCCGGGTGCCGGGACGCCGGGACAATCTCCCAGCCGCGACGTGCCAGCGCCACTTGGTGGGCCGGGTCTTCCGCGCCGAGAACGGTCTTGCGCTTCCATTCGTACGACCACCCCGTGGGGATGACGCCGGGCTCGATGAAGTACTCATCGGAGTTCTCGACCATCTCGGAGTGGTTGCGAAGCTCAGCAGAGCGGCGGGCGGCGCGCTCTACCGGGTCTTCCTCGATCTTAGCGGTGACGGGATCAAGTGGGCGCATGGGTTGCCGGATCGTCTTATTGACCTGTGTAAATTCATCGTTCATTGCAGTTTCCCTTCCTTCTGGAGCGCCATCTTGTTCTTGGCGTAGTCTTCGGGCTTCATGCCCATCATCTCCGCCATCTCACGCTCGGCCGACGTGAGCCGTACGACGTTCGGCCTGCTGGAACCACCACGGGTGACCGGGGCGGCTGCAGGGGCGGCATCGCGGCGCTGAACAACCTTTGCGGCGAAGTCGTCGTTGGTCTGGGTCTGCTCAGAGGCGGGCTTGGCCTTGATCCTGAGCGTGTCCTCGACGGCGGCGAAGTACTCGTCGCTGTCCACCTGCAGGCCGTCCGCCGTGGCAAGCTCGTGGGCCGCGATCATCTTGCGGTTCAGCTTGGGATCGCGGACGTACTCGGGGTGCTTGCGGACCCAGTCGGCCGACTTGGGCGACAGAAGCTGCGCGAAGGCCTCCACCGGGTCAGCCGGGGCCGCGACGGGCTCAGGCTCACGCGGCTTGGCCTTCATGGCCTCAAGGCCGTTGTTAAGCTGGAGGAGCTTGGCAGCGTTGCCAGACATCTCTTGCTGGATTTCAGCGGCGGCCGAGAAGTTCCCACCCTGCATGGCAAGCTGGTAGTTGTGCTTCAGGATTTCGTCGTCCCGGCGCAGCGTTTCGATGGCATTGGAGACCAGCTGGATGTTGGTCTCATCGACATCGTTTCGGGCGCGGTACGCATCCCGGCTGGCATTTGTCGCCCGGCGCTCAGCCTCGATGCGGGCGGCGCGCTCGGCGTCCAGCTGGCGACGAAGGTCAGCAATACCATCGTCCTGCTTGACTACCGCTACCTCGGGGACCTCTTCGGTCTCCACGGCAATGACGATGTCTTCGTCTTCGTTGTTTTCTCCGGACATGCTCTGTCTCCCTTACCAAACGGCATCCGGGTGGGGTACCCGGCCCTTGATGTTGACGTCGTCAAAGATGCGGCACAGCACGCCGTTGACGGTGATCGACCAGCCATCAGACGGGCGGAAAACCAGCCAGTCGTGCTCGTTGAACGACAGGCCGGAGAACCAGTTGCCGTCCTGCTCAAATGCCATCGGGCCCTGCTTCACCAGCAGGCCAACCTTCGACTGGTAGCGGTCCTCGTCGCGGTGGCTGTCGGTCAGGATCAGGCCAGACTTGGTCTTTTCCGGCCGGATGTAGACGGCGAGGAGGACCTGATTGTGGAAGAGCTCGACCTGCGAAAGGTCCCCGATTGCCTCAAGGATTTGATCCTTTGGGTCGGTATCGTGCGCCATAAGCATGTGCGGCATGTGTAATCCTATCTCATTTTGTTGACGACTGAGGCTGCCTCATCGCACATGGACAGCACTTCATTGAGTTCGGCAATTCTGCCGACGTGTTCACGATATTCTTCCAAGGTGGATATCGCAAGACCGCCAACAATGTTGTTGGTCAGCAGGGCCTTACGTTCGTTGATGAGCTTGATGAGTTCCCGCTCGAAAGCGGTACTGATGGTGGTGATCATATCTAATCCTAATGGTTGGGCCGCCGGGGGGTTGGGGGCCCGGCGGCCCGTGTAGTGCGCGGAGGGAGGGCCGCGCCTTACTTCTTGAGGTCTTTGTTCATCTTCTCGCCGTAGGCTTCGACCTTTTCCTTGCGTGCCTTGCCGCCACCAGCGCCGCCAGTGATCGGGTACTCGACGCGGCCGCCGGACTTGCGTGCCATCATCGGGCCGGGCATCGGCGGGCGCATGGGCATGCCACCGGGTGCCGGGGCACCAGCGGGGCCAGCACCAGCTGCACCAGCCAGCGCCGCGCCCAGACCGGGCGGCAGAGCCATGTGGGCGGGCGGGGCGGCTGCGGGCGCAGGCGGCGGTGCCATGGGTGCGGGCATCGGGGGCTTGGGGATACCAGCCTCAGCGCCGGGCTGCGGACCCATGGAGCCCATCTTGCCGTCGTGGTGGGGCGAGATGATGATGTTGATGTTGGTCTTGCCGACCTTGCCACCGCTCTTGCGTGCCGTGCGTGCAGCTGCCTTGAAGTCGGAGGCGCTGGGCGCACCCTTCTCGCCGGGCTTCCGCATCTCAGCGCCGCGTTCGCGCTTGGCGTGGATGTTGGCATAGAGGCCGCCGCCATCCTTCTTGCCCATGGCAGCGCCGCCGCAGGCCTTGCAGGTGCAGCCCTTGTCGTGGGCCTTGTCTTCGGGGGACTTCTCCCACTCCTTCATCGACATGCCGTGCTTCTTGGCCAGCATCTTGTCTTCGGCCTTGTCCTTGGCCGATCCCTCGACCATGCCGCCCTTCTTCTTGGCGGTGCGGCCACCGTCCTTGCGGACCATGTCGGTAGTGCCCTGATCCACGCGCTTGATGCTGTCCAGCTTGGCCTTCATCTTCATGTCTTCGGCGCTGGGCCGAGGCATCGGGCGCATGCTGCCAGCGGGTGCTGCCTCAGTGCCAACCTGACCGTCGCCGTTTTCCGTCGAGCGGGTGATGCTTGCCATCTTCTGGCGCATTGCCAGATCATCCGGCCGGGGCATCGGGCGCGGGGACGACATCATGCCGCCATCCATCTTGCCAGTGCGGCCGCCGTCTTTGCGCTTGGCGATGTACTTGGACACTGGGGCCTCAGTCGGGGGTGCCACCTCGACCTTGTCGGCAGCCGATCCGCCAATGAACTTCGGGACGCGGCCGCCCTTTTTGAAGCCGCCGACGTGCTTCTTGCCGTCGCGCTCTTCGTTGGCGATCCGCTGGTTGGTGTTGGCCAGACCGATGTTGCCACGGGGCGCGCGGCTGGCGTTGCCCTTGTGCTCTTCGCCCTCGACCTTGCCGCCGGACTTGAACGCGCGGCGCGAGATCGGGCGCATGCCAGTCTTCACATCGGCGTTCAAAAGCTCTGCGGGGGTAAAAGTCGAGCTATCGACTTTCTCGGAAGAGGCTCCGGCAAGGCGCTTGGCCTTGCTCTTCATCGCCTCGCGAAGGCTCTTAGCATCCATTTTCGCATCCTCTGAGGTTATCCGGCGTCCCGGTCGTTCGGCACAGTGTACACGGAAGTCATCGATAGCGCACGATCAATATGGCCCTGCCCACGGACGGCCCGCTTCGTGTCGTGCTTCTTAAGCCATGTCTTGAACTCGGGCATGGACAGGCGAACCATGGTCTTCATGCGCTCCGGCCCCTTGCCGTCCGAGAACCCACCGCAATAGGCCGCCATCGCTGCCTCCTTGGTGCGGTATCCCAGCATGACCTTGTGCTCGTCAAACTGCTTCGTACGATGATCATGTTGATCCACGAGGAAGACGTGATCAGAGGTGTGATCCGGGCCGATGCAGACATCGACGTGGTCGCCATCGGCACCCTGCGTGCGCTTGATGTACCCATAGTCGTAGGGCATCTTGACCGACCACTCTTTGCCGTCCGGCCCCTTGCCGCTGCGCGTGGACCCCTTGGGGTTCTCGATGCTAATCGGCAGCCCTTGGAAGCTGATGTGGCCCTTCTGGTAGTTGCCAGCCTGCTTCTGCGCCTCGGTGGGTGCCTTGACCGCGCCGCCCGTGTTGAAGCCGTAGCGCTTCATGCGCTCCTCTTCAGCGCCCTTCACCAGATCGACGACCCGCTGATTTACCTCAACGGCCGGGAACTTTGTCATCAGTGTCTGCTGAACCTGCGTCGGGTTCTTGGCGTTGCGGACATGCTCCTCGAAAAGCTTGTCCGCAGGGACAAGGGCCTTGAAGCGCCCGGCGTAACCCAGCGTTGGTATGCCATGGGTGTACGTACCATGGGCGCGCGTTTCGTCGTTTGCCACCAGCTGGCCGTTGGGATCAAGGCGCGTCAGGCCATAGCCGACAGCACCCTGAGGTTCTGCCATCAGGTCGGGGTGAATGCTGGCAAAGCGTGCAGACGCAATGCTGGGGAAGCCTGCCGCCTGCCAGCGGACGCTGTCCATGTTCTTCACGAAGTCCGAAACATGCTGGCCGGGCCGAGGTTGCGGGCGCAGCGTGTCAGGCTGACCCTTCTTTCCCTTCACGACTGTGGGTTGGTTGTAGAAAAAGTTGTGCACGGCTTGGGTATTCATGATGCCCGGCCACGGCATTGGGTACTTGTCGTCGTGCGGAAACTTCTTCCGCATTTCCTCATCAAAAGCCTCAATGTGCTTCTGTGCGATGGGAAGGTTTGGAACCTGATTGATCGCGGCATGCAGAAGCATGTGCGAACTGTCTCCGGCCACGTCGCCCATCAGCATGTGGGCACCGTAAACGGGTGAACCCTCAGGCACGCCCTTGCCAACCCGCTTCTGCATGCTCTTTGAAGCACCCTCGCGCGACCGCCAGCCTGTTGGCTGGTTGGTGCGGGAAAATTCAGACCGCATGTAGTCCCCGCCACCCTGCTGATCGACAGGTTCCACCAATCGCGTACCGTGGTGGCCCAGAAGCACGGTGTCGGCTGGTGTCTTGTCACCCACAAACGGGCGGATGTACGCACCCTCGCGCTGCATCCGCTCGATGTCGGCGTACTTCTGGGGGGACAGGTTGTTTTTGGGGGAAAACTCGGCCTGAAGCTCCGAAAATGGCGTGACAAGGTGCGCGCTTTTCGGGGTTGGCTTCACATCGGTCAGCTTCGGCTGAGCCTCCATGAGACGAGGGTCGCGCTGCATGAGGCCAGCGCCAGTTCTGGTAAAACCGGAGGTCTTGGCGGCCTCAAGAGCGGCGCGAACCATCTGCTGGTTGGCACCACCGTGGATAGCGTCCAGCGTGGCCTTCACCATGGGGTGATCTTCGATGGATTGCTCTGGGAAGATGCCACCCGGGGTCCCGCCGCCGTCCGCATAGCCGATCCGGCCGCCGTCTTTGGCGTTCCGCATGGCGTTCATGACGTCGTCGTGGGTCGTTTCCTCGTTCCCGGCCTTGTCCCAGATCGCATGGTGGGTCAAATGCTGCCGGAAAGGCTCCAAACCACTGTCCATCTTGGGGTTCAAGGCGGTTTGGCGGGCCGCAAGGCGGTCAACAGCCTCATATCCGGCCTTTGCCATCGGTTTTTTGGCCTCAGACGTCGGCATTCCGGTCTGCAGGATCACCTGACGGGCGTCCAGCGTGGGCTGATCGCCCCGGCCCATCATAGAAGCGACGAAACCGGACTTGGCGGTGCCGATACCGCGCAAATCCTTGGAGAAATTGCGCCATTCTTCGGGACTGGAGTTCTTTTTAAGAGCCCGGGCGACCAGATCGGACACCTCTTTGTGGCGCGGGCCGAGGTTTTGCACCGCCCACGGCAAGGCATCCATCTCGGCATTCAGGCCAAACGGCTTCATGACCTGCTGAGCGTGCGCCACAGCCTCGTCATCCACCTTGCCGCGCTCTGCGGCATCCAGATACCGCTGCCCCATCGGGGAATGCAGCCACTCTCCCATGGCACCTTCGGGCCGGATCATCCCGGTCACGCTCGGCGGCAGGTCAAGGCCAGCTTGGCGGACCTTGTCTGCGGTCTGGGCGCGGCGCTGGATCGACGACCGGGTGATGGCATAGGCCTTGATGAGGTCACGCGGGGTCAGGCCGCCCTTGGCCGCCCGGCGCGCTGTCTCATCCATGAACGCGCCGAAGCGCTCGACGTGGCTGGGGATTTCCGGCAGACCGCCAAGGCTCTCTTGCACGTCGCGCAGGGGCCGCCAGTTCCAGTCCTTCATCTTGGGGCTGGCGGGGTCTTGGTAGCCTGACACAAGGTCGAGCGCCTTCTTGACGGTGTCGGACATATCAATCCCCTTTGGCTTTCAGCTGCATCGTAGCAGCCCGGCCGTCTTTCGTGAAGCTGCGTGTGATTGCGAGGGCTTTGTCCACTTTCCCGCCGCGCTTAAAGGCTGAAAAGCCCTTGTCGATGATGCTGTTCTTCAGCGTGTCGGTCATGGGCAGGTGGAAGCCGCTGTAGCCCTGACCAAGATCGACCGGGCCTGACGCCTTGGCCTCAGGGTCGTGCTGCTGGGCCAGACGCATGACGCTTTTGGGCACGATGTTGTCGTAATAGCCCTTCATGCCCTCGCCGCCCATCTTCAGGTCGTCACCGGACAGGCTGTGGAACATCTCGCCGCCACCCAGATCGACAGCGTTGTCGGGGTGCAAGAGCCTGCCAGCAAGGTCGCGCCCGATCAGGCCGCCGACATCGCCGGGCTCGACGTCCCTCTGGGTGATCGTGGGTCGGTTGTCCTTGAACGCCGTGAACGTCTTCTCGCCCGGATGGTACGCGATGCTATCCACCTGCTTCTCCAGCCCATAACGGTCGGCCTGCGCCTGCCCGGGGGTGAAGACGATGCCGTCATAGTTGCCGTGGGCAGCCTCGTGCAGGACATGCTTCAGCGCCAGATCGGTCCAGTGCTGGGTGTTGGTGACGTAGGGTGCGGGCGGTGGCGCATTGTTGTGGCCGTAGTCCAGTTTGTCGCTATCTGGGCTCGTCCGATAGGCGTCCCATGCAGCGTCGTGAGTGTCATGCTCTGATACCGTTTGGCCAGTTTTTCTGTCCCAAACACGGTACGGTTTGCTGCGGAAGCCTTTGTCGCGGCCTTCCTGCGCCCAGTCGGACTGGAGCTCCTCGACGTGCAGCAGCCTCTTCTCGATGCCGGGCGCTTGGTCGTAGCCATTGCGCCAGCCCATGAAGCGGGACAGGCTGGCAGCCTCCTGCGGCGTGATGATCTTGTTCTGGATGCCGACGCTGGCCGCACCAGATGCCAGATCGCGGATGCCGACGCCAAGCCCGGCCGCCAGCTTTTTCATGATGGGCTGAATGGCGCTGCGATCCCCGCCCACCATCTTGTCCTGCATGCGGATGTGCGCCAGCACGTTGGGGTGCCCAGCCCAGTGGCTGGACTGGTAGGTGGCTGGCTGCTGACGAGACGGCATGGCGTCCAGCTTACCCTTGAGATCATTGATCTCGTCATCAAACCTGTCGCGCGCCGGGTGACCCTCCGGCCACGCGTTCTGGGTCTGGGTCAGCTTCTTGAGCCTGTCCTCCAGCGGTTCGCGCGGGTCCTTCGGGCGCTGCAGGCTGATCAGGCGTTCGCGGTAGTTCTGGCCGCCCGGCAGCCTGTAGGCACCGTATTCGGTTTCCAGAGGCTGCTCTGTTTCCTCATCGGACAGGACGTTCGGCGACGACATCAGGCGGCGGTTCAGCCTCTCATGCTCTGTCTTTTCTTCGGGTGACAGCGGCTCACCCCGGCCCAGCTGGTCGCGGTTCTGGAGCTCGATCCGGCGCTTGCTTTCATCGCGGGTCAGGCGGCTCGGGTTCTCGCCATACTGCTCGACCTTCAGCTTGGGAAGGCGGCTTTCGAAGTGCTTGGCCATCTCGTCGCGGGTGATCTTGTCGCCCTCGGGACGCCCGGCATGCTCCAGTTCGGACGGCTTGGCACCGCGCGCCTTGGCTGCAGCGATGAACTGATCGACCGTGCCTTTCTCCTGCGGCAGGCCACGGATGATCTCGGCGGCCCGGCTGTACATCGTCCGGCCGCCCCCGGCGCGCATGATGCGCGGGTCGTTCGGGTCGAACACCTCAGCATCGCGGTGCTTGATCGCGGTCGGCTTGAACACCACCACCTCGGAAAGGCCGTTGTCGCCCTTGACCAGTACGCCGTCGTGGCCACGGGTCTTCATCTCGCGCATGAACGGGTCGATGTGGTGGCGCTGCAGGTTGTCCCACGGCTCCAGCTTGCCTTGGCCCTTCATGATGCCCATGGACTGCAGGTCACGCAGCGTGCGGTGCGATCCGGCGTCTGACGTGTCCCAGACGTACGGGTTCTTCAG